TGTATCCGTTGCGTCGATAAGGACTGACAGCCGCACATCAGCAGTGGCAAGGCGATCGCGCAGAGCAGCCTGGGTACGTTGGGCATCGGATAATTCTCGTATGTGTTGTTGGTCCTGGATGGCGAGCTGTTGCTCGGTGGCCAGGCGCTTGTCCTGCTCCGCGCGGGCCTGGGCGGCGGCGGCCGTGCTGATCCTGGCCAGGTCGTCCTGATGCAGGCCGGCCTGGTCGGCCAGCCTCTTACCCATTCGCCAGTCCTGCACTTGCCAGGTCACTCCCGCGGCGCCAGCCACCAGCGCCAACATCAGCACCGCTAGGCCGGCCAGCTTCTGCACCGGCGTCATGCCAGCACCTTCAGCGCCTTGTCGTATAGCGCCTGGCGGTCGTCCTGGCCGGTGAGCCCGCCATTGATACGCCTGGTGATCTTCGCGAACTGCCCCTGATCAGCGAGTGTATTCAGCCCATTAGTTGACCAGAACCAAGCCGCCGACATCGCGGCGTGCTGCGGTAGCTCCAGCAGTTCCGGATTGCTGATGAGGTCCAGGCCCAGCGCCTCGCCGCATGCCGCGTAATTCGCCCGGCCCGTGATCTGGATCAGGCCGCGCCCGCGGTACTTGGAGCCGTCGCCCTTCTGTGTATTGCCCAGGTCCGCGCGGCCTTCGTAGCCGGCCTGCTGCGCGGTGGGGCCCCAGATTTCGCGCACCCATCGCAACTGTCCAGATTCGTGCCCTACTTGGGCGATGAACGCCGCCACCCGCACGGTGCCCACGATGCCGTAACGGCTCATGGCCGTGTTTAAGGCAGGAACAAAAACGCCGGCTTGGCGGCCGGCGTTCGGGAGGATATGCAGCAATTGCTGCTCGGTGATCGGCATAATTTTCTCCAGGCAAAAAAATACCCGCTCGTGGCGGGTGGCGGTGTTTGGCAAAAACTCAAGACGCTGGTGGAGGGCTCAACCGATTGATGGTTGCGCGAGCTGCTGCGCGTGCGTCTTTGATGTCGTCCGGAATCGGTGTGCCATCCTCAAGCAGAGCGAAGGCATGCCAGTTGGTCTGGCTCAGATACGCCCGAGCCTGACCCAGGCTCAATTCATCCGTTATGTCTTGCGCCGTTTTAATCGGTTCAAGCTTACTCAAGTCCACCATTTTCTTTTCCTCCTCGGATATCAGGAAGTTCAGTTGCAGGGATCACCAAAGGCGAGGTATCGGGAAACTTCACCGGGCCGCTACGGGCGTCGATAACGATAGGTTCGGGAGGATTGCGGTATTCTTCCGGGCTATCCCACTGAACTGGAAGACGCAAAGTAAAATACAGAGTTTTGCCGATGCGCTCGACATATTCGGTTCCTACAAAAAATTTATTGCCTACAGCGTCCCCCGGTAAACGGAATCCGTCTGGAATACCGGACAAGTCAATTTCTTCTCCGTTTATCGTGATCACATCACCAGAAACAGAAGCCTCAAGCGGCCAGTCGGACAAGAAAGGAAACATTGTAATTTTCATTTCCAGCGCCCCCACACGTTAATAGTTGGTTGAAATGTTTGAGCGGTTGCCCCGTTTCTGATGATGAAGGCTATCGTGCTTAGGTCTGAAAGGTATTCAGCGACCACCCCGTAGAAGTCGTAAGTTATTTGTGGTTGCGCGTTGGTAGTAGACTTAAATGCAGCTCCAAGAGCGCCGTTAACCAAAGTAATGGGTAGGGATACAAAAATAGTTGTGAAAGCGTTAGCCGCAATCGTAGCTGTAAGAGGGGCTATCCCCCTTACGTTAACCTCACCGTTCGCATACCTGTTTACGAGGTATCCTCCGATTAGAGCTGAGGACATAAGCCCGCCTGAGCTAATGGGATCAGCTACGGAGTTTAAAGAATCGTAGATTTTCCCCCATGCACCGCTAGTACCGGCAGCGCGCCCCCTTCTATAAAGACTACCCGTACGCCAATCACCCAAAAGTTGATAGGCAAACTGACCGGCGGTGTCATACCCCATGTTGATCAGTGCGCCGTCGGTAACACCAGCCGGGTAGGCTCCCCCGTTATTAGCGTATGAGAATGAACCGCCGGCTTGGGTAGTAAACATTTGGTCGGGCGTGTATGACCTACTTTGCAATTGCCCCCCAAGACCACCCCAACCTGCTAGTAGCAGATTCCCGCTTGTACTATCAATACTAGAGGTAACTTTGACTAAACCTAAACCCGTCTGCGCGGTAGCTTGTGAAGTTCCCCCAGTCCCACCTTTCGAAACCGGAAGAGGCGAAGTAGGTGTGCCAATGCCCTGGTAGAGTTCCGAGGTCATTGCATTTATCTTTGAGTTCGCCACTCGCGGCGTGTCGCCTCCGAGACCTGTAGGCGGCGTACCGAGAATAATTTCTTGTCTTGCCATAGTTTTCTCCAGGCGAAAAAATACCCACATAGCGGGTCGTTTAGATCGATTAATGAGTATCCGATCAGGTACCGGGGAGTCTGGCGAATACAGCGCCGGGGGCGCCGATATTTGTCCATGGTGAGAGAGCGCTAATCCCAAACACCTGTAGCCTGTTCTCTGAATAGTTGAACCTTACAGCTGATGTTAGCCAGTTTGTGTGGTTCTGTAGTATTCCTCGCGAGAATGGGTTGATAATAAAGTACTCATCAGATTGCAGTGGCGCAACAGATCCATTCGCCCAGTAGTAAGCCTGTGCTGTCGCATTTAGAACTATCTGCCCCTGATATGACCATGAGTTATTGGCCCTCGTGAAGATCACCGGAGCAGCCCCTGAGTCGAAAATCAACACGCCAGTTGCGCCCCACATCCTGAGCCCGTAATCGGCCTTGGTGATTGGCGCGAACACTGCCGCAAACCCCTTGCCTGTTGGCCTGAAGTCAATGTTCAGGGACGTTATTGAAAACCCAGTCCAAGCACCAGGACCGCCGCTTATGGTCATGCTCGTGTATAGCTCATTCGGTCTAGCCGAGCTGTTCTGAATGAATACGCACGGCGGCTCCGGCGTGGTTATGGCGGATGGGAACGACACTGACACCGACGAACTGCCGGATGCCTGATAGGTTCCACTGTACAGCGCACAAAGCCTAGGTTGCTCTGAGTCTATCTGTACATAGCTTCCATCGTTTACAACAGATAGACCGAACTTCAATTTTTGAACCTCATTACAAGCAACCTGAACTGTATTGTTGATCCGATAGCGCCCGGCTCATTTGGGTGTTTTGAACGTACAACAACCGAACCGACGCCTACCGACATAAACGGCATAGCGCTGTAGCAGTAGTTGTTAGCTGCGGCCTGGGTAGGAAGTATGACGGCTGTGCATGTTGCCGGATTGAACCCGGCAATGTTTGCTGTAACTACGGCGCCCATGGCGAGCGTATAGACTGCATTGTGGAGCACCTGATAGGTGTAGCTGTCGGTATCCATTTCGAGCACGCCATTCTCGCTCCACGTCCTCACCCCATAGGTCATGGCGAAAGCCTCCCCACCAACACACGCAGAAGCTCGTTGATGTCGTACACCGAAAGGCCATCGTTATTGAGCAGTGTCGAGCCACCGGTGCCGGCGCTGCGAAGCGTGAACGTGCCGGCCTTGACGTTGATCTCCAGCAACGGCCGCCCCTTGGAGTCGACCGTCTCTGATTTCAGCGTCATCCCCAGAATGATCTCCTGGATGAAGGCCTTGTTGATGACCGCTTGGTTTATGAAGACCTGGCCACCACTCGCTACGAATGGCGTTATCAGTTGCCCGCTCACCTCATCCACAATTGCGAAGCGTTGAGCAAACGCGAGGATCTCCGATGTATTGCCGTCAGAGCCCAGGGAAAGCCCTGCAATCACCTTCTTGCCGTTGCTGGTGGTTTCGGCCTTGATCGTCGTCATCGACGAAACCTTCCCGTCAGTGGTGGCTTGGGCCTTGCTAACCACCTGAATTGCAGCCGCGTTATCGCCGGATGACGCTTGCACGGTTTCAATCTTTTGAGCCAATGCCTTATCAGCGTCTGCTAGCGCGGAGGTTTCCTGCTTGAAAGCTGCCTCGTTACTGCTGACCTTGGCCCCAATGGTGGTAACTCGCTCTGCCAGAGCAGACGTAGCACTCGCTGCCGTTTTGGATACATCCAGAATGCTGGCTGTGTTTTCTTGGACCTTGGCTTCGACAATATCCGTCCGCTGCGACTGAGCAAAATCCCGCTCAGCAATTGCGGACATCAGCGACCAGGCCCCGGCTGAGGCGGTGTCGTCACCCGCACTGCCCTGCTCCGAGCCTGCAGAATCAGATTTCACCAATGCATAGACGCCTTCCAGGCGTTCAGCAGTGGCCGTGACCTTACCGTCCACTTCCTCGATAGCGGACTTGTTCTGACTGATTTCCAGGGCCATCGCTGCATTCGTTTCGGCGATGGTGCCTAGGTTGAACCAGTAGTTGGCGTTAGGCGGAATGGTGTCGACCGGTACCGCCTTGGTCGCCTGGAATAGCTGCTGGTCCACCCGAACCATATCGCCCTTGGCGTAGGTCTTTGTTGGAACGTACTCCAGTGCATCCACCACTTCAGAGATCAGGTTCTCCAACTCCTGCTTGGCTTTCTCTAAACGGTCGTTGACCGAGCCCGGCCCATCACCAGTAATCAGATCGATTTCTTCTCGCAGGCTCTGGTAGAGCGCACCCTTGCCAATCTTCTCGGCGAAGTACTTGTCGTACTCCGTCTGATCAGAACTGGCCCGGCCATTCACGGCGCCCGGGATCGGCCAGAAAGGTCCGAGGTTGCCGGTACGGTCCACCAGGCGAGCCCAGAAGTAGAAGCTCGCCCCTGCCAAGATATTCTGCATTTCGTGCTTGGCTTGCGGGTAGCTGAAGTCGCTCAGCTTCTCCGCAGTGGTTAGGTCCGGCGACGAGCTGTACCAGAGTTCCGTCCGCTGGGTGTCTTCGGCACCTGGTGGGAATCCCCACTGGATACCGATGCCATAAACCAGGCTAGTGGTGGTCAGGAACGACACCGCCGGCGGCAACCCGACCTTTCCTTCCAGATTGGTTAGGTTGGAGTTCTTCCAGATCGAAGATATCTCGAAGGCGCTCACCGAGCGCACGCGCGCCAGGTAGGCGCCAGAGTAAATTCCGGTAACGTCGACGCTAGCTGAACCCGTGCGCTGTACCTTGATCCAGTTGCCGCTGTCCTTGCGCCACTCCACGTCGTACGCGACGGCGCCGGTAACGGCAGGCCACGAGATGTTCATGGTGCTGATGGCGATACCCTGGTTCACGGCATAGCTCGACGTCAGCGTGACGCTTGCCGGCGCCGGAACCACGGTGATCGGGATCACGCTGATCGGTCGCTCTTCCAAGCGCGCGCCGGTGTCGATGTGAGCGAACTTGCTCGGATCGTACTGAACCGCCGAGATCTCGAACACACCAGGCTCTGGCCGGGCCAGGCTTACCACCCTGTACAACGGGATTGCCAAATCGTCGGCATCTAGCGCCCACACCAGTTCAGGTTCTGGCGGAAGGGAGTAGGCAACGGTAACGGTGACCTGCCGGCCGCTGACCAACTGCACGGTGCGCCCCTCACACTTGCCGTCTGGCAGGTTGAGGATCAGCCGGTCACCGGGCTTGGCCTGAGTATCGCGGTCCAGCGTGATGACCTTGCCATTCACTGCGGAGATACGCCCACCCACGGGGCGCCCAGCCAGCAATTCGTCCGCGATCGGGATCACGTAGCCAGGCAACGGAATACGCCCGTCCAAGCCTACCTTGAAGGTAACGGCCCGATCCTTTGAGTTGGTCAGCAGCGCCCACTTGCCGCGGCGCTGGGCCTCCGACTCACGGTCGCAACCGATCGCACTGATCTCCAGGGGATTGTCGCCGTAGCGGCGCTGCAGCTTGTGGTCCGTAACGGAGGTGACGTCGGTGTCATAGTTATTCAGCGGGTTGTCGTAGCTGACCAGAGCCCGTGTGTAACGGGTGCGCTCCGACGCACTGGAATAGGTGAACTTGCCATCGATGACGTTCGCTCGTGTGTAGGCGAAGTCGAAGTCCGTAGCGCGCGGCATATCCGAAAGGGTGAATACTTGACCCTGTGCCCAGTAGGTCATGCCCCGGTAGATCGCCGAGATATCGCGCAGCAGCGACCAGGCGTCAGCCTTGCTCTGCAGGTTCAGGTTGCAGATGAAGCGCGGCTCCTGACCGCCCTTCCCGTCCGGCACCAGTTGGTCGCAGTACTGCGAGATGCGGTATAGCTCCCACTTGTCGACCATCCACGGCTTGATGCGGCGGCCGAGGCCGAAGCGGTCGTTCGTGGTAATGCCAAGCGTTGCCCATGTTGGGTTGTTGGTGTACGCCTGTTTGAAGGTGCCATCCCACACACCGCTGTAAGTTCGGGACGATGGGTCATAGTTGCTCGGAACTGACCATTTGCGCCCCTTGCAGCCGACTGTAACGGCGGGGATGCTGCGGAACTGCTCAGCGGAAAACTCGATATAGAGCAACGCGGTGTTCGGGTAGCGAATCTTCGCGTCGATCACCTCGGTGAAACCGGCGATTTGCATCGTGTCCGAGATTTTGTTGTTGTTTTGGTTGATCGTCAGCCGCGTGATTCGCATCAGCCAACCGGTAGTGGCTTTGGGCAGGTCGATTCGGCGTGTGCGTTCGTAAACGCTGGTGGTCTTGCCGTCGACAGCTTCGCTCAGCACCTGCTGATAGGCACCACCATCGGTTGCCAGCTCGACCTTGTATTCGATCCGGTAGCCGTTGATGTTGCCGCCGGCATCCACGGACTGGAGGGCAGGCCAGGCGAAGCGCACTCGCACCGCCGAAAGCTGGGTGTTGCTGATCGCCCGAACCCACGGGGTGCCGCTGCGCAGCTCGGTACTGATGGTCGTTTCGTTTTCGACCGACGGGATGCCCTGAATATAGGTCTGGTCCACCGCCCCGGTGCGCCATTCCCACTTCACGTTCGGGAAGTTCATGTTGCCCTGCGGGTCTTGCAGCGGGGTGTTATCGAGATAAATGTCTTGCGCAGTGGGTGTGCCTTCGAACTCACCCTCCCCCACGGCTATCAGCATTTTGGCAATGGCGACAGAGCGCAGGCTATCCGGTGCTTCCGTTGGCGTTTTCGGCTTCTCTTCGCCGCCCTTGGCGCCGTGGATATCAAACTTGCGTGCTGCGCCCATGCTTTCCTCCAGGCAATAAAAAACCGCCTCATGGGCGGTTGCTGTGCTGCGGTTGATCGCTACATCTGGTCTTCGGCGTAAATAGCAGCGCTGATGATTGCCCCGCCCCAGCGTCGCTCGCCGATACAAAGCGGAACCGGGTTGCCGGATGCCGTGGTGTTCTTGGCGCTACCGAAGGCGTAGCCGGGGGTGTTCTCGGGCGCTGCGCTGGTTTTGAGCCCGCTGGCTTGAGGGCTCAGCATCTGGATAACACCGCCGGCGACAAGACCAATGCCCGCGCCTATGAGCGGAGTACCGAAAGGCGTTGCAGAGAAAATAACACCCACAACAATCAAGATCGCACCAACGATGGTTTGAAGAATTCCGCCGCGCTTGCTGCCTACGACCACGGGCGCAATGCGGATGTCACCGGAACCGTTGTAGCTCAGCTCCTTCTCCCCAATATTGCGCTTATCGCGAAAAACCGCGAATTCAAGGCCGCGAGACTTGGCATTCGAAAGAAACCGCTCGAATCCAGGGATCTGCACGCATAGCGCTTTGATCGCCTCCGCGGGCGATTTCACCGCGAGCCTGAACGACTTCCCGAACTGACGTAACTGCCCGTGCAGGCGGATCGTAGTCATGGATTGATAGTTGATCGCTGATACCTGCATCACTTTCTCCGGGCAATAAAAAACCGCCCGAAAGCGGCCCTGTAGTTTTCGTTGTTCAGTTGTAGTCGACGTAGGGGCCGATGTAGAACCCAGCCATATCACCGCTGATGCGGTACAGGCTTTCCTTGCCAGGCTGAACCGTCGCTGCGATGGTTCGAATTGCAGCGCCTGCGCACAAGCCAGAGCCCGCTAGACCGGCACCCAGATTGGGCGTTCCCGGCGGGAGGTAGAATGTAGCCCGCTGACCAGTACCGATTTTCGCAGCCCTGCGGCCGTCGACATAAACAACAATGTCGCACCCAGAGCCCACAGCGCCCGAGTCGCGTACCACGGTGACTTTTCCGCTCTCGCCAGCCGGTTTAGTCTGGAAGGCATATACCTCATCCGACGGTACCGGCTTCGCATCCCGTATTGAGATCGCTGATGAGGCACACCCTGCGAGCATCGCCACCGCTACAGCCGCTATCAAAATCCGCATGTCGTTCCCTCTCTGGTTTTTGGGGACTGTACCACCAGGTCGGAGAAAGCAAAAAAGCCCAGGGCGAGGCTGGACCTGCAGACTTTTATGCTTCGGCACTCCAGACCGCTAGTTCATAACCATCCGGGTCGATGAAGTGAAACCTTTTGCCGCCAGGAAAAGAGAAAATCTCCCGGCTTACTGTTGCCCCCTGCTGCAATGACTCGACGCTGAGCTTCCTCGAGATCATCCCCATAGAGAATGACCAGAGGGCCACCGGTCCGAACGGGCTCTCCAGTTGTGAATCCTCCGGTGAGCCTACCGTCGCTGAATTCGGTGTAACTGGGCCCGTAGTCTACGAATGTCCAACCAAATGCTGAGACATAGAAATCTTTGCTGCGCGAGATATCGCTAACGTTGAACTCGATATTGTCGATCTGCCGATCGTTTCCTCTAACACCCATGATTCACCTCCTTGTTGTACAAAGACCTCATCATGACGCGATCCTGTCCAGGCATCCAGCGTGGATGGAATGCCAGTAGCTAGCCAAGGGTACGCCGTAGTAGCGTTGCGCCTCTACGGCCCCTGTCGGGTGAACGTCTAGCGGAGCAGGAAAATGGATTTTGTAGAACGCTTGAACGCAATGTCAGCGAAGGTTAATCAGTTAGCGTCGACAATTCAGACGGAGGAAGCAACGAAAACTGCTTTCGTCATGCCGTTCATCCATACCGTGCTGGGCTACGATGTGTTCGACCCCTCCGAAGTCGTTCCGGAATATGTGTGCGATGTCGGTACCAAGAAAGGGGAGAAGATTGATTACGCGATTTTGAAGGGTGGTCAGATCCAGATATTGATCGAAACAAAAAAAGTCGGCGAGCCGTTGAATATCAACCACGCGAGCCAGCTCTTCCGCTACTTCCACGTCACCACTGCGCGAATTTCCATCCTTACAAATGGCAGATTTTATCGGTTCTACACCGATCTCGATGCCCCAAACAAAATGGACGAGAAACCATTTCTTGAGATCGACCTGCTTAATATTGATGAGCATGTCATCCCCGAACTTCAAAAACTGACAAAATCCGCTTTCGACGTTGATTCGATCATCAATGCCGCTGGCGAACTGAAGTACGTGGGAAACATCAAAAAGGAAATGGCCAAGCAGTTCACCCAGCCCGATGACGATTTCGTTCGTTTCTTCGCATCGCGAGTCTACGAAGGGGTAATCACCCAAAAAGTTCGAGATCAGTTTGCTCAGCTCACAAGAAAAGCGGCTTCCCAGTTTCTCAGTGACCAGATCAACGACAGGCTTAAGTCAGCGATGAGTAAAGCCACTTTCCCTACGCTTGCTGAATCGGTAGTGGCCGAAAATCAGGCTGATGCACAAGAAGAACCTGAAGATCGCATACTGACCACGATGGAGGAGTTGGAAGGCTTTCATATTATCAAAGCGATTGTCCGGACCGTCATAGATGCAAAGCGCATCGCCAGCAGAGATACGCAGAGCTACTTCGGTATTCTCCTAGACGACAATAACCGAAAGCCTATCGCTAGGCTTCACTTCAATCGCAGTCAAAAATATCTGGGAATTTTCGACAAAGACAAGGTCGAAACGCGCCACCCCATCAACTCGCTGGACGAGATCTATGAGTTTTCAGCCTCGCTGAAAGAAACGATCTCTTTTTACCAAGAAGCCTAAAAAGGATTCCCCAGTCCTTCGCATGCAAGCCCAAGGACTGGGATAGCGCCAATATCGGCGCGTTTATGACCTGGAGGTCAATATGAGTGACGACTCAAATTACGGCGTTTTGTCTGGCCCTAGCGATAGAATGAAGCAGGAAATTGGTGAGATTGTCGTTGCGCACGCCAATTGCGACCCTATTCTCGCCGCTCTTATGCGACAGCTGACCAAGACAAACGACTCAACGAACCTCGTGCTGATTCAACAATTAAAACTAAAGGGGTCATCAATGGCAGACTTCATCTCTGCTGTTGTCGATAAATCCGATCATGTGAATCCAGTCATTCGCGATCGCATCCATAAGGTGATTAAGGAATATCGCAAGCTCTCAACTTACCGGAACGAGATTGCGCATTGGCAATGGAATCCATGCGAGCCAGGAGTCGATGCGGCGCTCTTAAGAAACACGCTTGCGAAAAAGCCGACCGAAAGCGAAAAAACGTATTCACTTCAAGACCTGCGTTCGATTTCGTTCGGGTTGCATCAGGTATTCGGTGTCGTTGGATCAATCAGTACAATTATTGCTGCCAATTTCCCTTCACAAGTATCCGATCAAATCATGTCGGCAGTGGACGCCATGTTTGACAAAATCAAGTCGGCAATTTCCGATATTCCAGAGCCTTCGGCTGAAGAACTGCCATGATACGAAACACCTCCTCTAGAAGATGGGTGGACATTAGGGGGTCGTACAGGCTGAGTATGTAATCCATGGCCGCCGCGGTCATCGCTTCAGTTACGATCACTCGCGCCAACTCCTGAGGAGATCTATTTGCATGGCGCGAAAGGTCGGCGAGACTTTGCGCGTTTAACCAATCCGATAGGTCCATCACGCCTTTCTCCTGCGGACATGCCGCGTCATATCGGTTGTTTTGCGTCTTTGTGCCTGAGGATCAGGCGCGTTCGGTCATGCCAAGGGCCACCGTAAACGATGATCTCCGACGGCCTGCCGTACAGGTGATGCAGCAAGAACGGGCCAGGGCCAAAAGCGCCTGAATCCTCACCAGGCAGCGACGGATCGGTGCCGAGATAAACGCCAGCATGGTTCGGGTGAACTGTCCGGCCAACCTGCATAACGATCATGTCACCGCGCTGCGGCCGATCGACGCGAACAAAGCCGGCGGCCTCGTAGTGCTGTTCGTACAGGCTGGCGTTCTCCGCTCTCTCCCACCAGCCGTCGGTGCGCTGGAAGGCTTCGAACTCCAGCCCCCACTCCCGCTGATACCAGTCAGCGCAGACCTGCCAGCAGTCCCAGGCGCCATGCACGAACGGGCGCTTGAGCAGCGGCGTGCTGCCGGTGGGCGTGATCGTGCGAAGGTCGCCTTCGGGCCATGACAGGATGTGCCAGGGCAATGCCGTGGCCTCGCACATGGCCAAGTCATGCGATGACGGCCTGCTGGTGGCGTCCGGGTGTGAGTGAACGATGCCGATCACGTCTCCCAAGTCCTCCGCCGCGGCGTAATCCTCTGGGTCAAGCCGGAACTCTTCGTTCGGCTCCGTAGCGATATTCCGGCACGGGAAGTACTTTTGTGCTCGCCCGGCGGCTACCAGCAGGCCGCAGCACTCACGCGGATATTCCGCCGCCGCGTGCGCCTGGATGGCCGCGATGATGTGCTTACGCATGGTCAGCTCCTACTCACGAGCGAAACTGCAGGAAATCCACCGAAACTGAGCTCGTTGTTCTCGCCGAAGCGCAACTTGCAGGACGACAAGCATCCCTTGCACTGGTCCAGGGCCGGGTCATCCGTGGGGTTATCCTCATCGTCGAACATGGCCGCACCGGTATAGCCGCAATCCGGGCCACGGTAGCCGTTGGTCATGGCCCAGTGGCAGAAAGTTGTCATCTGCCGGCCGGGCAACCCGTGGTTATCGATCTCACCCGGGGAAGACAACTCCCAGACCACCGCCTCGCCTTCCTCGCTGGTTTTCTGGTCGATGTACCAGATTTCCAGCGTTTCCTGGGTTGGGTCGGCAGTTGGGTTACCGTCAGGGTAGTTCGCCGCATCCAGGTACTGGGCCAGGGTCTCGCGAACAGTCAGCTTGAACTTCAGCATGTCCTCGAAGGCCAGGCACAGCGCGGTGACGCGCCCGTTGACGTTGCCTGCGGCGAACGTCGGCCGAGAGGCAGTTCCGTCGCTACTCGAGGAAATACCCTCAATCTGCACTGGCCAGGCCGCGTACTCCTGGCCCTGCCAGATAATCGACTTGGCGGGCAGATCCTCTTCCGAGCCCTCATA